TAATTAATCTCATCAATTCCGATAATATATGATGTACTTCGCGATTTCTCAACCTTTTTACATCTCTTTGTTAAAAAACTACAATTATCAAAACTTAAATAATGAAAATTAAGCGAAGAAAAAGAAGATAAATATAAAACATCATCATCATTTAGTTTATAATTATCAATAACTACAAAATGATTATTCTTATTAACTCTCCATTTAAATATATTTCCATTACTCTCAATATCTTTAGCCATTGGACCAAGAAGACACTTAGATGAAAAAGAATCTATAAATCCAAAATTATCCATTATTATCCTTATAAGCAATTATTTTACGAACTGTACGCTCATGAATTTTATATTTATCAACCATTTCTAATATTGATAATGTTGTATTTGCCCGAATTTCTTCTTTAATATTTTCTGTAACCCTATAATTTTCTCTTGAAAACCGTCTATTAGCCTGCTGATCAATTAACTGAAGATATCGTTCATATTTACGATCAAGTCTTGTTTCCACTGTACTATCCTCGTATAGCCAATCAAAAATCTTTTTAACCTGTTCATTTCCACGAATAGAAAAAGCCCAAGTATTATTTCCAGTTTCAGAAATATTATTAGCAATTGGCCTTATTCCAATGTTTTTAAAAATAATATCACCAATTGAGTCCAAACATTCTTTTGTTGATACCAAGTTAAACTTCCATTCTCGATTAGTATGACAAATGCTGCCGTCACCATCAACCATACCTCGAATGAAATGAGAATTCAATGATTCATTTAACCATTCAGGATATTTAATAATAAACGATTTAGCATTCATGCATCCATGTTTTGTCATAATTTCACAAAAATACTTACTATGAATATGTATACCGGCCGTTTTATATTTATCAGGATTTGTTTCAATTATAACTTGCTCTTGATCTAAATGAAAAAATGTAGCTAGTTTTCTAATATGTGATTCATCATCGCCTTTTAAAGTAATTGAAAAAGAACATCCAGAACAAGAATTATAAGCATCAGCATAACAAAATCCTAACCAATAAGCTTTTGCTGGAGTATCAATTATATCCATTATACTTTCATCAAAAAAGATTTTCTTATGACCTTCTCTTCCAGATCTTATAAATCCTTTTCTTGTTACCCATCCTCTAATTGTTCCTGTTGACAGATTATATTTTTGAATAAGCGTTTTTATTAATGCTCCCCTATTATATAAATCACAAATACAATCCATCATTTCTTGTGAACCATCAAATTTCTCAGGTTTAATTTTTATTTTGTTTTCAGTGATAAAAGTATAAATAGTTCCAGTGTTTTTATTTATTGTCTTTGATATTATACCTGGTAAAAAACCATCCTCAGTCATTTGTTTTATAATAATTTCTTCTTCTGCTGTAAAATTTTCTGTTTGTATATTTTTTCTTAAACTCATTCTTGTATACATTAAATTTCAATCATAGTGTATTAAAATAACATCATGATTGGGTTCGACACCTTCTATATCACTAACATTGATTTTTGGTTCATTGCTATCAATTATAAAGCGTGAGTTTAAACAAAAATGGAGGCGGCATAAAAACCACCTCCATCATTATTCGTAAAACACTATTTTTCTAGTTATTTATTAACCAACGGTTGTTGACTTGCGTGAAGCTGCAACACCACGTGGGTTCACAATACCGATACCAATTTCCTCACTCACTACCCACCCGAGTTTTAGTTGCTTAGGCTCATCAGCTGGAATCACCTCGATGTCTTGCCTAATGGGCATTACGCCGACAAACTCAGGATCAGCAGCGCCATAAACGGTCCCTGGCGGAACGATCTTAGATACCATGATGTCAGCACCAAAGATGTGAGCATAAAGACCAGTCTGAAGAATTTCACGCTGGGTTACGGGGTCAATTTCACCACCACCAACACCCTGCCCACCACCGGAAGCCCAGTTTAGGATATCAGTAAATTCAACGATGTTCATGAAGAACTTGGTTGTAACTAGGTCCCAACGATCAATCTGAGCCTTGATCTCAATTAGGTCACGCTTGAGTAGACCGCTATCAGTGATGTCCTGAAGGGTGTTCTCAACTGTCGCAGCAGCATCGACCGCAGCGAAAACGTTGGCATCTTCCTGGGCCATAAGTTCCTGACGAGCCTTCTGAACCGCACGATCGATAACGTTGAATCTGCGTCTACGAACCTCAGAGATACGGACGGTTGGGTTGCTATATAGTTCGAAGGTCGGGATTGTGATACGATCGCCAAATACACGACTTTCGCTTCCAGTTCCGTTACTTGAAATAACAGTGGCCGCAACATCAATATCACGCTCGTACTTCGCATCAACACCCTGACCAAGAGGATCAACGACGAGTAAACGACGTGCTATCCCTTGATAGTCTAAGTTTCTGCGGATTGGGTTAGCCATCGCCTGAGCAAGCGCCAATTTACCTTCCTGGGTCATGATGGCGCGAGCGATAAGCTCATCACGTTTCTCATCATTTAGAGAAGGTTGGCCAGCGAGACCGATATTAGACGGCTGACCCTCTTCTAGGATCGATGCGTACTTAACTAGTGTGTTTAGAGCATCCTTGACGGATGAGGCGTTCATTGTGCCTTGTGCATTAAATAAACTCATTTCTGTAACTCCTTATTGTATTATAATTGCCATTTTTAGTAGCAATTATGGTAATGAGAGACCTAATCAAAGATCTCTCATTATTCAGCTAATTAGATAGCGGGATTGAAGTAAATAAGTGCACGAGCAGCTGCAGTCTTTGTGCTTCCAACGAGACCGAGTGGGGTATTAACTAAGCTTCCGCCCTTGTTAGGTTCGAAGTTTAGGAAACGACCAACTCTAACATCTTCGAAACGTGAGCCTGTAGCAGGTGTTAGTTTACCGTTAGCTGTTGCATAGAGAGCAGCTCCAATTGTTAATGTTGGGTTTGTTGGAACAAGACCAACAGTTACGTCTGTATGAACCGCATCAAGAGTAACAGCGTAGGTACCTGGGGTAGCCCAAAGTGTTAGTTTGCCGGAACCTGTAGCAGTGTGTGGGCCGAGTTCTGTTCCGCTTGTTAGTTGACCAGCGAGACCACCAACTACTGAACCGAATAGAGTTCCGTAACCACTGATACCATCATCAACTAAGCAGAGGGGACGATCGCCACTTGTTAGAGAAGTTGTGGCAACTGGACGAGTTGTTCCTACATAACCGTCAGAGCCAGCAGCTGTTCTATCTGAAGTAGCTGTAACGTCAACGATAGTGGCAATTTCTCCACCTTTAACTGTTAGATAAATACCATCTGCGCCATCAAATTGACCGAGTGGGAGACCACTTGGTTGTACTAGTTCTAAAGCCATTTTTATTCCTTTATAAATTATACCGAGCTTAGGTATAATTTGAATTTCTTACATCTTGTCTTACTATATTTTGAGTTGTTTTTAGTAACTCTTATGAATCTATACTGTTGTAGTGATAGTTTTTGAAAAATTTATTGATAGTTTGTTGTTTTTAACAAAGAAGTTATAATTTAGTTTTGAATTTAGTTGGTGCGGTTGAACTAGGTTTTCCTATATTTTGATTTAATTGAGGATCCCAGTTATTTATATTTGCATCATCTTGTGAAATGAATAGAATATTGTTTATACTTGATCTATAATTCTCTATATCATTTGGGTTTGATTGATCATCTAAAGAGATTGTTTGTGCTTTTTTAACAAAGAAATCTAAATATAATTGTAGGTTTTTCAATTTTACACTACCTGGAAAGTATTACCAATTTGAAGATCATCATTTAGGAAATAGCCCTGATCTTTTGGTTGTGCAGGCTGATCTTTTGGAGTCATATTCTTATTCTGCTCTTCTAAATATGGGTTTTTTAGAGGTTCTTTAGCTAATGATTCTTGAATTTGAGGAACGTGTTTATCAGCTGAAGAAAGGGCTAAATTCATAGCTTGGATATCTTTCTGAATAGCCTCGTATAAACCACCAGATCTTGAAGTTGTAATTCCGAATATTGTGTCTTTTCCATAAAGTTCTTCTATAAGATCTTCTTCATCAGTATTATAGAAAGGATCTGCGATATTTTTTATTTTTGACCAGAAATCTGAAGTCTCTTCTTTTGATGTTGAAGCTGCTATCTTGATTTTATTAACCCAATCAGGAATAGCTAAGAAAACTTTATTCAACTGCTCTTTGTATCTGGCAATTTTCTTTTTGATATCTTCTACCTTGGCTTGTTCTGATTGTTGTTTGGCAATATCTACAGCAGCGTCAACGGATGTAACTTTGGTCAATTCGTCTTTTACAGAATATAGATCGTTGGCCATGGTTATTAAATTGCCAACATCCATTTGAATTCCAGCGGCATATGGTTTACTAGAAAAAGATTGTAGTTTTTCTAGAACTCTTTGCGAATTTACAAATACTGATTGGGCTGTTGGTGCTCCGTATCCTAAATAATATAAACCACCGATAAGAGCTGCCGCCCCTGCTACTGCTGCTCCTGTAGGACTAAAAATACCAGCTAAAATTCCAGTCGCTTCTTTTGTTATCTGATCGCCTCTTTTATCTAATGAAACAACACATGAATCAGCTAAACTCATTAATTCAGATTCGTTTTTATTATCAAGAACAAACGCAGCTTTTACTAAAGAACTCATCAAATCTTTTTTAGCCTCAATATACCTTCTTTGTATAAGTTTTCCGTTTGGTTCTTTTAGAGCAATATAGGTAGACATATCATGACGTTGATTTTCATTTTCAACAATTGCATTCATGGCGTCGTAACAAGGCAGAATTACGGCAGTATCCGGATGAGCAACTTCAATTAGATCTTTGTTTTTATAAATACTATCTGGTTCAATTCCGTAGAGTAGACTGATGGCGTCTTCTGACAGGCCTGAACGAGACTTTGGCTTATCTTCTTTTTTGTCATCATCTTCGGCTGTTGAAATTAAACCTTGTGATACTGCTATTTTTTCAAATTCCGCCCAAATATCGCTCATTTTGCTACCTTTTAATATTGCTGTAAACGTCGCTGATAAAATCTTTTAGAACATCATCTCTGGATTTATAAGGATCTGGAATAGAAATTTGTTGAGATCCTGGTTTATAGTTTTGAGAAAGCTTATTAATTGTATTTCTGAAAGATGGAGTTCTACTAATTATATCTATATATTGATTTAAATCTGGATATGATTGAACCGTCCATTGTAAAACTCTTTCTTCAACCGTGTCTCCATATAAATTCTCTAACCAAAGATCTCCTGGATTTATTTTATATATTTTAGATCCTGCGCCTGTTGATGGTGGAACTTGTGGTTTGAACACAGCGGGGGTTATGTTGCCCATTTGTTTTGGTGCTTCTCCTGGAGTTTGGCCTAGAGCAGAGACGGCGATAGCACCAACACCAAGAAGCCCAACAGATAGAAGGATTGTTTTTAGGAACCAAACTAAAATTCCAACTACAATATTTGCACAGCGTCTTTTTCCAAGAAAACCGAACATTCTAATTATAAAGTTATCGTTTTTATTTGCTGTAAATGGAATTTTACCCCAAGTTCTAGAAAAATCCCCATCGGCCGCTTTTAGCCAACCATAACATTCCGCTTCTCTGACAAAATATAAAAGATCTGTTTGAGATTGAACGGTATCAATTCCTGGTTGGGGATCATCTGGAAAACTTGGAATCAGAGTTGCAGCTTCTGAATTTAGTTCTTCAGGTGATATTTTTTTACCTTGTTCTAAAGATGATTTTACAGAACCGGATAATTTTTGAAATATTGAATAAAGATCAAAGCCTAATATTTGAGCCGCAGTGACAGCAACACCTAATAAAGGATGGATTCTGAAAAATAAAGCAGGAGCAAGAAAATCTATAATTGTTCTTGTAACGCCGCCTTCATCTTTTCCGTGAACCTGAGAAGAGAAGAAATTTTTTACAGATGAACCGATACTATCTAAAATTGATCCAAGGCTTAATTGAGCTTCTTTTGTTAATGAAGCATCTTTTTGCATTTCGGACCAAAGTCTTTCGATTAGAAAAGTATCGGTTACATATTGAAGGTCGCCATATGCCATTATATATTATCCTCTTAGTTTTTCTAAACTTCCAGGATTTCTAATAACCCTTTGAGCTGTTGAAATAATATCTTGAATTCTATTTCCCCATGCTGATAAATTCTTTAATTGATTACGCTGTTCTTCATCTGCGTATTGTGAATTGTCAGACTCTTCAGCTACCCATTTTGCATATATTGCGTTTAATATATGCCCTATCAAATTTGCATACCTTGGAAAATTGGTATACATTTCTGTTCCAGGTCCTCTTACATTCTGTTGAGCCAAAGGAACCCAATTATTTACATTGCTCCAAACATTAAATTCTATTGGTAAAAGATTAGAATTCGCAGAAATAGATCTAATAGCTTCAACATTTGGATCTTGTTCTAAACCATAATCACGAATCAGTTGTTCAATTCTAATAAACCCCTGAATTGGTCCGTTTTTAGTTTTTTTGCGATCATCAAGACTTTCTGATCTATATCCTGTTTCACCATCTCTCGTGCTAATTAAACGTCCTTTGGTTTTTCTTTCATCTTCTTCTTTTCTAGTTTTATTAGCAGCGTGAAAAAGATCTTCTGTAAATATCATTGGTTTATCAGTTCTATTTTCTTTTTCTAATTTCGCCCAAATTTTATCTTGAAGAATACCCCATTGACCAATAATAGTACTTATTGCATCATGATATTTTTCAGCGTTTTCAATTTTATCTTTTGGTGCGTTTTCAGATCTGAGTTTTCTTAATAACTTCTCAGATCTTGTAGCAAACCAATTCATAATTGTCATAAATACATCAAAACAAACGCCTTTTTCCTCTGGAACATCTCTTGTATATTCTATTTCGGCAGAAGGAGCTTCTTGTGATAGTTTGTAAATTGAATTATCTAGAATGTGTTCTGCTATTTTTTCAATATAAACATCATAAATTGAAGCTGTAGTTGTTTGAGATTGTTGTGCTTCTTCTGTTTTTTGTGGTGTGGTTTTTTTCTTTTTTAATAAAGTTCCACATCTACTATCCCATGCAGTAGTAATATTTTGTCTTATAAAAGCATAAAAATTAGCAAGACCATTTACATCGTTTGGTGTAACTTCAACTGTTCCTAAAATAGATGGGTCACTCATTGATTCCATTGTAAGTTTTGATGGAATCATATCATAAGCGCCTTCTGGAATTTTTACAGATGATGTTTCTTTTTTAGTTTTTTCAGATGGTGTAATATTTAATTTTGAAAACAAAGATCTAATTGCGTTTGAATTTTCTTCAGCTGTTTTAGAAATTTCATCTTGTGTTTTTTTATAAAACTCTTCATTTCCAATTTCAACTGTTGCTATATCTAATCCTGAGCTTTTAACAAAAGAATTATAAGCACTTAAAGCTGCTGTGGTATTCTTTCCCCAAACACCATCATTTTGACCACCATATTTTCCACCGGTTGCAGCAAGATTATTTATCAATTGTGTTGTTATGTAAGCTTCCGGTATTCCTATTGTTTTTGCAATTAATGCCTTGTTTTTAGAAAGGCTATTGGAAAGTTCTGTTAGAAGATTCTGCATCACAATAACAGATTCATTTCTCCATTCAGAATGCTTGGCAGTCGGGGTTTGTACTGTTGGTTTTGTTGTGGTAGAAACTGGTTTTGAAACAATTGAAGGTTGTTGTTTTTGAGTTGTATCAGATAATTTATCAACTGCATTTCCAAGAGCACCCGATTGTTTTATAACCTCTGCATATTTAGATAAAATTCCCATCATTTCTCCAGTTTAAGACAGTTTGTTTTCAATATCAATAATATCTGGAACGATATCAGATACAGAATTATATCCCATTTCTTTTAATGTATCTTTGTCATTAGCTTTTACAATTTGAATCAATTTTTTTACAATTACAAGAATTTCGTTAAATTTAGAATCTTTTTTTCCAGATATTTTAGACTCTAAATTTGTTAATTTGGAAAGAACATCTTTAGAAACAGTAACTTCAGGATTTACTTTTAATATATAACTGTTAAGCTCTTCAACACTTCTTTTTATATTTCCAATTATTTCCATTATATAATTAGATTCGTTTTCTTTTCCAAATCCAATATAAATCCTGTTAGTCCACCATATTTTTTTATCTATTTCCGCAGACAGGACAGCGCTTGTAAACGAATAAAGATTAGTCATAGTGTCTTTATTTATTGAGGCTATATTATAAAGTATTTTAGCTGCTTCTTTTGCATTGTTCTGTTTTTCAACAAGACTGTTTTGTGCTTTATCAAGTTCTTCAGCCGCTTTTCTAAACATTGTTAAAAGCGTATTTGCAACATTTTGAGAGGCAGTAAAAATGATTTCGTTTGTGATATTATTTATATCGTTTGTACCTTTTATACCAAGTATATTTATTAGATAATGTTGTGTCCAGCCATCAAGTTGTTCGTTTTGTTTCTTAAGATTTGAAATAAAATCATTTAAACTTTTAGTAATACTAGTTGCGATTTCATTTATGTTTGCTGGTGGTTGTATTTTGAAAGCAAGTTTACTATTGAAAACTTTATTATAATACGTACCATAATCATATAATTCTTTATAATTTCCACCAAGAGTACCAAATAAAGATGCTAATGATGGGTTATTTGCTAAAAAATTTCCACTTCCATTTTCTTTATTAAGAATATCAGAACCAAAATAAAAAGTTGCAGACATCATTTCGGACAATTTAACTAGATTTGCAGAAATATGCCCACTCATTGTTTTATAAGTGTTTGGTGATTCCTGAGCAGTCTTTGTAATCTCAAGAGCCAATTCCGCTATACTATGTTTCCCTGTAGGTTGTTTATGCGCAACCTCTAAAATCTTATCAGCAATACTATGAATTGTCTCAAATACACCCTGATCTCCAAATCCTACCAAATCAGCATCACCATCCCTATGAGCAAAATTTATAATATCATTCATACTCTCGCTAGTAACCCCATAAGGATAACCAGCTGTCTTTACTGTTGGCTCTTTCTCAACAACCTCCAAAATCTTCTTAGCTGCTGTTTCAGGCGTCTCTATTACTCCAAGCTCATTTCCTGGAAAAAATGAAACTTCTTTATCATAATCATTTTTACATTTTTCAATCTTCACATCATATAAAGATTTTTCAGCCTGGGCATATGAAACCAATTTAGATTCAATCTCTTCCGCCTGTGCTATAAACCCCTTCCTACGAAGAGCATATGCTAATTTAGATACATCTTGAACCAAATCACCAGAAACATCAGTGTCAATTGGTTTGTTTATCTCTTTATCAATTGAAATTTGTTCTGAGGCTAGTTTTATAGTTTCTTCTTCTGTTGGTTTGAAATGTCCTTTCTTAACCGCATTTCTTTCAAGTTCTCGATAAACTTCAGAAGCATACAAATTAGTGGTAAACTTTGATATTGTCATTTTATTATTCCTCGAAAGAAATTAGGCTAAGTCCATTTAGAAAATCAGGATCAACCTTATCCATAAATTCAGGATTTGCATCAATAACATCCGCAACTTTCTTTAACTTCGCCCTTAGAACAGGATCGCTAGCAACCCTCTGCCTAAACTGTTCAACTTCACTCATTATTCTATTCTCTTCATCAAGTTTATTTTCAAACGCCTTTTTCTCAAGCGCCGATTCTCTTGATAATTCAGCTTGAGCATAGTTTCTCCATACTTCAGAGCTGTCCATAATCTTATTATCCTGTTCTGTTGAAAAGAATGTTTCCCAAATTTCCATCTTAAAATCCTGATTATATTGCAAGTAAAAAGAAACCTAAACAGATGCAATTCTATACCTAGATCTATATTGTTGTGTTTCTATATATTTTAACAAAGAAATTAGAAAATTACATCCAAAGAAACTCTAGTGTATTTACTGTTGCTGTTGGCGGCCCTGTTACTACCGCTACACCAGGAAGATCTTCGCTATATTGAGAGGTTGTTAGTTTTCCATTTGCTGATACATATAAAACTGCATTTAATGGATATCGTTGGTTTGTTTCGAATTGATCTGTTTGATAAATGCCTTTTTGAAACCAGATTGTAATTTTTCCAGGTCCTGCGGTTGTATCATCTCCTGGGACGTTAGGTATTTGATAGGAATAATTAACGACAGTTCTTATTGAATCATAAACACCATCGCCATCAGCATCAAAGTTCAATGGAGTACCAGCCGGAAATACAATCACACCATTCCTAGCTATAAGGGCAACATCTACTGGAGCTGTAATAAAACTTGACGGAATAATATTTGGATTATTTAGTTCCCATCTAATATCAATAGGGGTTACTAATACACCACCACTCTCAACAGCTGGAGCAGAAGCAATTACAACCTCATCAATAGAAGATGCTGTAAACGCCCTGGTTCGAGTATCATCTATAATTCCAAGAGGAGAAGAGCCATCAGATACACCACATACAATATTATTTCCTCTTAAATATAATTGACCAATCATTCCTCCTTCAAATTCTGATACTGGATCAACCGGATAAGATATTGGCAACGCATTTCCTACTTGAACTAACTTTAACATCTATATTTCCTATTTCTTTGTTAAAAAGATTCTATACAGATATATAACAAAAACCCCAGAGAAAATACTCCAGGGTTTCTATTATTTATCAAAATCTAAAATTACAACGAAAGAAGGTAAGTCTTGAACTCTTCCTTAACCTCAGGATCAATCATACTAGCAATAGCATCAATAATCTGTGGCATGTTAGCTTCTGTTGCCCATTTTTCCTTTCCTTCAACTGGTGATTTTACATAATTGAAGAAGTTGGCAAGATCTGTAGGAACATTTGTATCATTCATGTACTTCTTTCCAGTAATGTATGCATAGAACAATGGAGCTTTCTGTTGTAGAACGGTTCCAATACTATGTGCATCAATTGGATACTGACCAAGCGGCTGAGCTTTAATTGTATCAATTGAGAAATCCTGGGCTACAATTTTATAAACTTCTGTAGCTGCAATTTTAGCAATTTCTTTTCTTGTTAGACCTGATGTAAATTTTGTTCCAGCAGTTTTCTTCATAGATGCGCCTGTGATAGCGAAATATGTAGCCGACGCAACTTTCTGTGCAATTTCTAGTGCTTTTTTATCTTTAACCATTTTTTCTCCATAATTTTTAACAAAAGAATTCAAAAATATTCTCCCACCCTAAAATTGAGGAGAATTTACAATCTCATTAATTAAACTCGTTACATCAGCTGCAATATCAGATTTTCCAATATTATCAAACTGTTGTGCGGCTAAGTCTAATTCTTGCAAAGCAGCAAACACAAGATTATCAATATGAGATTCTTCTTTAATCTCTGCTTGCTGCTCCGCTTCTATCA